TGGGGAAAAAGGCTCGACGTCTGCTTGATCGGTTTTTTGATTTCCTCGATTCGCAAGGTCTTTTTGCATCGAGGGCATAAGATCTGCTCCAGGTATTGGCGATAATCGTCCGTGAATGTCTCCATTTCAATTCTCCCGGCGTTTAGCCGTATGGGGTTCGTCTAAGAGTTCCTCCAATTCGCAAACGCAGTTTTGAGCCCCGATTATGGTTTCATGCGGCTTGGCCTTGATATAGGCATCGTCAGCCCTCCCGGTGGCGATGAGCATTTCATGGATGATCTGCGTCGTTTCGGTCGTAAATTTCAAATGAAGTGCCACGCGCTTCAGGAAATCATAATTCACGATGATCTGTCTCTTTTTCATATCACTGACTATCCAAACAACTCCGCTGCTAATATATTTTGTCGGTTAATCATGTTGTCCATGTTCATCATATCAAATATGCCCGGCATGTCCAGTATGAAATACATATTTTTTTAAAGATTTCTCCCGGCAATCTCCTAACTCGTTAGGCTCCAGGCGTTTAGAGCGAAAAAAAACTGTTAAAAAAATGGGCGCCCGCCCGGAGGATGAGGCGAACGCCCTGGAGAAAAGGAGGGAGGTGTCCTGTTAGCTAAAGACTAAACTCCATTAATGGCCTCATGGATTTTCGCCGCCAGCGCCGGCTCGGCCTCGCGCTCTAATCGGGCGACACCGGCGAGGACCTTCTTTCGATCGCGTGACGTCTTAACCGCGACGGCGGCGCCGCTGGCCCCAAAGACCCCGAGGAGTCCCTTGAGGACCAGGTCCACGGCGGGCGCGTACGGATTGACGGGCCCGCTGGCGAGATTGACCGCCTCGGCGGCCCGGATCGCATCCAGGAGTTTGTCACCGGAGTATTCGGCGCTCACGACATTATGAACCGCTTCTTCCACAATGGGTTGCATCGTGTCGATCTTCTCATGGATGGCCTCCACTTTCGAGGCGGTCCCTTCTGAAACCAGTTTATCTTTTTCCAGTTGTCCCACGACGCCGCGGATGAGGTCTTGATAACTGTCGAGGCTGCTATTGAGTTCATCCATTTTCGCATCGACTTCAATGACGTCGTCTGGCGTTGTCATTTCCAGACATCCGCCGCATAGCAGGACAACGGATGCCGCCCACAGAATCAGTTTGTTTTTCATCATCAGTCCTTTCCATTGATTAGTTTTTCGAGATGCGCGAACGACTGCTTAGAGTTCTCTTTGAAATCATCGATCCGTTCGATGATATTCTTAAAATGATCCTCGAATCGTTTTTGCGTCTGTTCGCAGACATCGCGAAAAACGACGTCGGATTTTTTGGCGTGCCGCTCATTGTCCACCGTGTGTTTCAAAACCCAGGTAAATAAGCCGGCAAAGGCGGCGGCGATTGGCCCAATCACGACCCACTCATCCATGTGTATCCTCTCGTTTGTACTGTCCGCACCATTTGTCCCCATCGACGGGCGGCCAAAAGGCCCGGATCTCATCCAGGTGTTCCAAAAGTGCCGGCGGTCCATAACGACACTCCAAATAATTTTCTTGCTGTTTAGTTTCTTCATTCCACCTTTTACACGCGCGGGCGTAATAACAGGTGACACAACATTCGATCTGTTTCGTTCCTTCCTGATTCATTTGTTGATTCCTTTCAAAAACAATTTATCAAATAATGGGCGGCGGCGGACCCGGTGACATTTCACTGTGTATTTTGGTCGTCGCCGTCGCCCTCACGATCTAATCCGTTATCGCTGCTCTTATACAATTGATAGAGTTTCTGGCCCAGCTTTGTTAAATCACTCTCCAATTCTGTCACATTGCCCCTTAAAAGGCAAAGATTCCGCGTAAACTCCTGATAGCGGTCCCATAAACCCATGATTTCTTTGTGCGCTTCTTGTTTATCGATCATATTTCGCCTCCAAATCCGGCAAGGCGGCGGCGTTTCCGCACACCGCCCGCCGGAAGGAACGCTCAACCTGTTAAGGTAATTTGCATTTCACATTCATAGTTTTCACCGTCGGCGAGGGTATAGCCCGAGCCTCCGTTCACTTCGGCCGAGGCGATGAGCTTTCCGCTATCGTCTGACGAGGTCGCCAGGAACGCGGTTTTCGCGTTGTTCCAGGCGCCTCCACTGGCGGAGAATAAGACCGTGGTCGTCGTGACTTTACGGTCGTTCGTCCCCGTCGAGGCGGAGGTAAATCCGACGGTCGAACTGGGGATCGCCTGGCGGGCGTATCCGTTGCCGCTGAGTTCTGTTTGATCGCCCAGGGCGGCATTTTCGGCGAGGCTGTTATCTTCACAGAGGCCCATATAGAAATCGGCGGGGACGGACTGCTCCTCGCTAAACGCGACCTCTAAGAGAAATTGTAATCCTTCCGTGTGTAAATCTGCCATAATGCTATCCTTTAGCTCGGGGAACTACTGACACTGGTACTCGGACTCGCCGAGGGCGATCCGCTCACCGAAACGCTCGGCGAGGCGGAGATACTCGCCGAGGGCGATCCGCTCACGGAGGCCGACGGCGAAATCGACGGCGAGGCGCTTATCGACGCACTCGAGCTCGCACTGACGGAGGCCGATGGACTGGCCGAGACGCTGGCCGACGGGCTCACCGACGGCGAGGAGACGCTGTATAATTCATACGACATCGTCACCGACGCCTCGGCCGTCACGGTGAGTAGATCGTAATACAGCTCGGACTCCGTACCGACGGGTCGCGTCCAATCGGAATCGGGCGGCGCGCCGATAATGGTTTCGGCCGTCGTATAAACGTCCTCGATGACGTCCATTTCGATTGTATTGTCGCGGATCGTCCCATAATTGATCCGGGTCACGCGGACCGCCATTTGCGTAATCGCCAGGTTCGGATCATCGTATGCAATCTTAAAGACGCTACCCCAGTGCAGATTTCTCATGGTTTGTTTACATCGCAGGCGCAGCTTGGCGCCCATCGCGCCGTGGGCCCGGCCGATCCGATTGACGACGGTATTGGCCAGGCTCGCATCGAGGATGCCGGCGAACTCGATCTCCTCCTCCACGATCTTATCGCCCTGGCGGGCCTGGAGGGCGATATCGTCATAGATGGCATGAGGCCGCTGGTCCGGCCAGGATCGATCGCGGAATGTCAGTGTAATCCTGGAGGGCACGTCGCCCGGCGACGGCCGCTCAAAATGGACAATCTCAAAATCAGTCTCATCGTAGGCATCCAGCGCCCCGATCGTATAATCGCCGCGGCACAGTCCAATTTCGAATTTGCCCGTCGCGTGGTCCTCATACAGGTAGCCGTCGATCGTCAGGAGGATCTCATCAATGAACTCCGCCAGGGTTCCCGGCCCTGGGTAATAGCGATAATTCAGGCCGAAATCCTCATCGAACAGATCATCGGCCACGGAAGTAAACGAGTCGCCCATGAGGCTTGCATCGCGCCCATCGCCCCAAATCGAATCGGTCAGGCATTGACGGAGTATATGCGCCGGATTCAGGGCATAGGTGTTTATTGTCGCCTTGGCGACATACCACTGGCCGCCGCCGTCGGTGACAAGGGTCGTCGCTTTGCAGACGACGGAGACGGTTTTCGGATACGGTTGCGTCCCCCACCAGTTGTTTCGCATGACCAGGGTCACAATGCCGCGAAAGGCCGGCAGGGGCGAGCCCAGTTCGGTTGATAGATAGGAATTGAGGGCCTGGCCGGACGTCCCATATTCGATATCCGTCACGCCCCAGTATCCGCCCTCGGCGGTATAACCTCCGAATATATTGACGCCGTCGAATATCGAGACGGTCGCCGTCCCCTGGCCATCGGAGGCGTAATCCGTCGGATCATCCATCGTAGGCCAGACACAGACGTCGCCAACCCAGATCTGCTTGACGCCGTCGATCCCGGCGTGGCAGACGCCCAGGTGAAGGGAGTAGCCGTAATACCAGGCATAGAAGATATCATCATCGCGCAGCGCCGAGAGCATTAGATCCCCATACCAGAACAGGAACAGGCCGCGATCTCGGGGCGGCGTGCCGAAAATCACTGGGAAATGGCGCCCGATCTGAGGCGTCGGCATGGCGAAATCGTCCAGGCCGGCGGCGGCGGGTTCCTTGGGTTTCTTGCGCAGGGCCATCATGACGGCGTAGGAGATCGCCATAATGGCGGCAATCTTAACGGCCGCCCAAAAGAGGCCCGTAATGAGTTCGGCTAAAATCACTGTTGAGGACTTTCGTTTTTCAAAGTTTTCATTGTTGAGGATTTTCGTTTTTTCAAAATTTTCATTCTATATGTACTCCAGTTTGGAATACGTTCATATCGGGTATATGCGGCTGACCGCGGAAATTCAGCGCGTTACTGAATCGGCTGTTACAGGTCGAGATCGTCCGATCGCAGCCGGCGTAAACTTCAAAGGTCATGCCGACTGTAAGGCCCGGAATGGAATCGTTTAGCGTGATTGTATCGTATACATGTTTAATGACAAGGCGCGTTGCCCCGTTAGCGGTAAACGGCGCCCCCGTCCAGTAGCCATCGGCCTTTTCGGCAAACGTCGTCGAATCCACGGTATAGCCGTCAATGGCATCCACTGTGCCGCCATTAAGATAACTCGATTGCGTCACGCCGCACGAACTCGAATAGAGCGGAACTTGGCATAGTCGCCCGCATCGCAGGGCCAGGCCCGAGGTTCCGATCTCTGCCTGGGCGGGGACGCAGACGACCGTGGCCCGGCGGCCCTTTGAGAATCGGACAGACTTGACAAATCCGGCCCAAAATCGCTCATACAGGGCGTCCCAGGGCGCGTTGTATTGGCCGCGATAGTTTACAATCGTGACGACGTCCTCCGGGGCGCCGTCGAGATACTCCTGGACAAACAAGCAGGACCATGGCAGGGTGATCTCGAACGTCGATCGCAGGACGTTACGG